GGTAGGTCTTTGTCCTGTTGTACCGTTAGGTAACCTTACAGTGCCTGTACCATTAAAGTTTAAATTATTAGGTATCGTAGCCGTAGCTGCATTTAGCGTTATTGTATCACCAGATGCGTTACCAAGGGTAGTGTTTCCGTTAACAGTTAAATCATTTGTGAATGTAGCATTTCCTGTGACAGCTAGAGTGCCTGAAGCACTTAAAGTAGTAAAAGCACCTGTAGATGCTGTTGAAGCTCCTACTGAAGTACCATTAATAGTACCGCCTGTAATCGTAGCTGAACTTGAAACAAGTATACCTGAAAAATAACTTAGCGCATCAACCACATTAGTACCGTTATTAAATACAAACATAGATACGCCGGCTGGGACTGCGATACCTGTTCCTGATGTATTCTTAACTGTAACTGCGTCAGCACATCCGTTATTAACTAAATAGAGTTTTTCAATTTGACAGCCTGAACCTAAAATTAAGTTACGCGCTCCACCTGATGTACCTGTTAGATTTAGTCTTAGATTACGTGCTGATTGAGCGTTATTTGTATCGGTTAGAGTAAGTGTTACATCAGCACTTGAAAAGGCGACGTCAGCAGAACCTGTAATGGCTTCACTTAATGCAGTGCCTAAATTAGTATTAGTTGTAGTGCCCCAGGTACCTGACTGCTCTCCGGTAGCTATAAGTTCTATTTTTAAATCTGAATAGGAGCTTGCCATAAATAATCTCTTTTTTTATTTTATTAAATTATACCATCAAACACTATAAAACAACCCATCTTGATCCGCTGGGTACCGTGACAGTGACACCCCCACTTACCGTAACTGGACCTGCTGAAGTTGCATTATATCCTGTTGGGATTGTATACGTAGTACCTACAGTCTTATTATTTACTAATAACCCGTTAGAAGCTACAAACTGTGGAGCATATGCATCTGTACCTGCATCTAAATTAACTGACTTGCCTGCTGGATATACTACATAAACGTCTTTAACACCTGCTGAAAAATTAACCGCTGCCCCTGCATTAGATGAAGCAAGAATAGTAGTACGTGCTAGTGTAGTACCAGAGGCTGTATAAGTACCTATACCTACTTCAAATTGACTGCTACCTGAACTAGAAACTGTGTAGTAAGTAGTGTTACCGTCACCAATAACAGAAAATGCTTGAAACCCAGTTGCTGCACCCGCTAATGTTAAGGTGCCCGTACCTGTGGTTGTCGTTGTTTCTTTTACCCTATCTTTTAATACAAGAGCCATATTTATCCTTTATTTTATGCTGCGACTCTTACCCAATTTGGGGTTTGCGCTGTATTTATTGTACCCCAACCCGGTGTTTGCGATGTGTTTATTGTAACCCAATTAGGATTACTTATAGTCGCCGTTCCACCTACGAGTACCAATGTTCCTGTGCCAGGCGTTAATACTTTACTTTGTGCTACACCTGGAGCCGCTCCTACAAGAGCTAATGTTCCTCTTGCGGGTGTAATAATCTTGCCACTTACAACAATACTAGGTGCTGAACCTATTAATACTGATGCGCCTGTTGGTGTTATTATCTCACCACTTACTACATCAGGTGCTGTACCTACTAAAGTTAATGTTCCTGTACCAGGTTGAGCATCGATATTTCTAAACGCTATAGGTACTTGTCCTACAATATTTACGTTACCAACACCGGGTTCAATAATAGAACCTCTTAATATAGTTGGTGCCTCGCTTGTAATAACGGCTGCACCTGTTACTAACGGTATAACTTGTCCACTTACTATAACACTTGGTGCAGAACCTATAAGTAATGACTCACCCGCAGGTGTTATAATTTTGCCACTTACTACACTAGGTGTTTGTCCTGCTATAGTGACGGCACCTACATTAGGCGTTATAACATTACTTTTTACTACACTAGGTGCTTGTCCTACTAGAGTTAAAGTTCCTACATTAGGAGTAATAACCCTACCTTGTATAACATTAGGTACTTCACCTGTAATAACTACAGGGCCTGAGTCTGGTATAACTACAGAACCTCGTAGAATACTAGGTGCTAAACCATTTAATACTGCATTACCTACATTAGGCGTAATGACTGTACTTTGTACAACAACACTTGGCGCTGAACCTATAAGTAACGCTTCTCCTGCGGGAGTAATAATCTTACCACTAACAACCTCAGGATTTTGACCTGCTAATACTACAACACCTACATCAGGGGTTATTATTTGCCCTCTAATTACTGTGGGTGCTAAACCATTTATTAATACACTACCTACACTAGGTGTAACTACATTTCCACTTACAACAACACTTGGTGCAGAACCTATAAGTAGAGATTCACCTGCGGGCGTAATTATTTTACCGCTAACAACTTGAGGATTTTGTCCTGCTAATACCGCTACTCCAACTGCAGGAGTAATTAATTGTCCTCTAATTACAGTAGGTGCTATGCCTGTTAATGATAGCGTACCAACTGCTGGGGTTATGTTTGTATTTGTTAAACCTTCATCAGCGGAAAATGCTCCACCCGAAAAAGGTACATTTGAAAACATTTACCCTGTCCTAACTTTTATATTAGGTTAAAGTAAAAATACCGGTAGCCGCAGGTAAAACTGTCAATGTGTTTGGTGATGTAACAGTAAATTGACTAGATGATAATTGGCAGAAGCATAGTAACTTACCAGCAGTAGCGCCAGTTGAATTACGTAGAATCGCGTATTTAATGTTAGTCAATGAAGCACCAGAAGCTGTGAATGCTAAACCTACTGTAGACATTGTGAACTTCATTTGTTTTGCTGAAGCGCCCACTGTCCATTGGCCAGTTGCTGGTACTAAGTTTTTACCACCTGTTGTATAACCACCGGTAGCAGATATTTCATTAGTTACAGACGCATATGTGCTTAGTGTAAAAGTAGAAGTATTACTTGCACTTGTTGCTAAGACCATTTTGAATACGCCGGCACCTAATGTAATGGTTCCGTTACCTATATATTTTTTGGCACTATTATATAATTGCCATGCTGATGCAGCCATGTTAAATCTCCTTTATATCGGCGTATGAAGCGCCTGTTTCTAAAATATGACGGAGTAATCCGCCGTAAATGTTTAATTCAATTTCATTCCCTAGCATACGAATCAAATCAATAAACTCTTGTGCTTGAGAAATCATCCACGGATTGCAGCTGAATATTTTCCCGCCCACGTTTACGGGTATGATCGGCTGTCCATCATTTTCTTTTTGTTCATATGCATGGTGAACTTCTTTTTCATCTAAACAAGAATCGCATCCGAAAAGATGAAACTGTTTAAATCCTAACATTCTAAATAACGGTATAGTTCTTAAAAGGACTGTTGATCCTCCTGGAACCGGATACCATGTTTTATAATGTTTAGACAATATGTCATTAAGTAATTCCGTACTTGTATGCCATATATAAGTTCTGTCTTTTGGTAACCCATCAAACGTAGTAGGATCACATTGAGAAGCAATAAAATACTTACAATGGTCTACCACAGGTTGAGTAAATCGTGCATTAAATGGTCTTGCATCTACCATAACCATAGCAGAAGGCGTTAGTCCATTATCTAGGCACCATTTATAAGCCCCATTAATTGCGATCAGTTTAACACCATCAGCCCTCTTTTGTCTAATGGTTTCAAGATGTTCATTTAATGACGGGCCACCGCCTACAATCATTACTTCTTGATCATTCGTTGGGTGAGGCTGTACTTGCATAAAGTCTCTTTGTACGTTGAATTCTACATTAGCCTTAATCGTTTCTTCGTCCGTATTAAGTACACCTGCATCAACTACATCTTCGCCTTTAATCCATGAACTTACATAGAATAGGCAATACCCATTTTCTTCTTTAGACCAATGAATAACACAATCTCGTTCAATAAACTTCTTTAGCCACCATTCATACGGATGTACACTTAAATGTAACTTATGCCCTACTAGCTTACCCATGACATCATCTTCAGTAGCAATCTGAAAGAAAACATGCTGACAAGCAGCCAAACAATTATCTAATACTCTATCAACATGATGAGGTCTTATATGCTCCATCACATCAGTACAAAAGCCATATGCTGCTTTGACAGGTAGGGGTTGAGATAAATCCGCCTCTACAAATCTTAATGCATGCTTCTGTGTTTCTAACATCGGTCGAATATCTTCGTCTAAACAATTATCTGCGAAGTCAACCATAGTGACATCTAAGCCACCAAAGAAAGCTAAATTAAGGGAACCTCGTCCCGTACCACATCCTAGGTCTAATACTGATGCACCTTTAGGTGGTTTAGCTTGTCTTAAAAATTCGTGCGCAATGTGTTCACCAGGAGCTACAACTCTATACTCCGGTCTATCCCACATCATCTTATATAAATCTTTTTCTAACGGTCTTACATTACTTACTTTTACTTGCGGTGCCTCTGAAAATACAGAAGATACTGTTGTCATTTATGTGATCCTTATAATTGCAGCGTTTGATGTAGACGCCGGGAATGTTACTGTAAATGTTTGATTGGCTGTAGTTTTAGTACCTCCAAAATTTAATACTGCTACTGCTTTGTTACCTTGAGTGCTATTATATATCAAAGCACCGTCTGCTGAAAAGGTAGCGTTAGCCCAACTTGAATTCTCAAAGTTTAACCATGCCACTGTTTCAGTATTTGTTGAGGTAGGCGCTTGAGAAATAACTAATGTGTTACCCCCTGCTACATAACCTGTACCTGTAACTTCATCCTGTGTTGTATATACTGTTGTTGTAGAGTTAAGCGTAGCTAATGTACTATATAAAGCTATTTTAAATGTATCCGCCGCAGTAGTTGCACGAATAACGCCTACACCAAAATTATGTATACCATCTAAGATTTCAACTTTAAAACTTGTTGCTAGTGTTTGTCCGATTGCCAATTTAGTTTCCTTTATTGAACTGGGTATCTAACTTGACCTGAGCGGTATGCATCCTGTCTATCTTTGCCATCACCTAATTGTTTGAGTAATAACATCGCTTCATCATAACGAGCTCTATAATTATCAAGAACATCTTTTTCGCCCTTCATATAGGTGTAGGCTTCTAGTAATGAACCATATAAAAGTACAGAATCAAAGTTATTACCTAACCATGAAGTACCTGCTGTTACAATAGATTCAGGGTAGTAGAAGTAATGAAGTTCCGCTGCATAAGCAGCATCGGGTGTAGGGCCTACAATAAACGTAGTGTTATCAAATACAGCATAGTATTGAGGCTGACCATAAAAAGCTGAATCAGTATCAGGAAATGATTGCCTAATAAAATTTACGTCTTTGTTTAAAAGATATAGATACTCGTTACTTGGATTAATAACAGCTAAGCTAAACGTAGCCAACCAATCAGCAGGCATCGCTAAATATTTATTCCCGGTACTTAATGTTCCTGTTACGTTTTTTCTTAATGCAGGAAGTTGTACAGTATTATAGATACGTTGTTCTGCTTGGCGGATAAAGTTATTCATATCCGTAGTTGTAAACGTATTTTCTGTGTAGTCCTGTATTTGAACAACAAGCTGAGAATAATTTAAAGCCATGATTACGCCATCGGGCCTCGAGCTTTACGGCCTTTAGTTGCTGCGCCATTACCACGAGTTTCAAGTTCACCATGTCTATTAATTTTCTTAGACGCTGGGTCACCTGCGCTTACACGTTGTCTACCTGTACTTTGATCTAAGTCTTGAGCTTTTAACTTGTTAGGATCTTGAGAAAAGCCAATGTCTGCATTAGGTACAACGATGGGTTGTTTATATTCTGCCATGATATTTATCCTTTTTTCTGTGCTGCAATTTTAGCCATGCCACGACCCATAGTTTTCATGTCAATGTTCTTTTTACCACCTTTAGAACCTGCATGTTTAGGGCCTTTTTCGATACCTACTTTAGCTCCGTCGTCACCTAAGTTACGACCTTTGGTTTTACCTTGTTTAGTAATACCGTCTGCGCCTGATTTATATGCCATTTTACTTCTCCTTAAGATATTGATATTGTTACATCACCTAGTACACTTGTTCCTACTAAGTCATTAGGTGTTAATGGTGCATCAAAAAAACTAGCTCCACCTACTGGATTCCAGCCCCATTGTATAATCCTACTACCCATTAAAGGAACGCCCGTTTGTGACGGTGAAGTTCCTGTTGTTTCGTCCGTTTGTAAGCCGTTTAAACCTGACTGATAATAACTAGGACTATCAGGTCTTGGGTTACGCACTGCTTGTGGGTCGCTTATTGGTGTCATACCAAGTAATAACTGTGGCTGATCCGGTTCCCAGCACTCAGGGCACACAAGTATATTAACATTTTTGGTCTTAATAACCAATTGTTTTAATTGTTTTAACTTAAATCTAAACCCACAACGGTCACACTGAGCTATCGAGTTCTTGGCACTTGCAAATTTACTAGGCATGTTCTATCTCGTATTTATTATTCTTTAATAAGTTTTCTGCCGCAGGTATTACCTGTATATTCTCAATTACGTGCAACCCAGATACATTAACCCCATTTAAAGGAATTATATGATCTACATGCCATAAAAATCCAAACTTTTTTGTTCGTAATATAGCTAATTCATACGCTTGTTTAATTAACCACAAATGTTCTTTATCCACCCATATAGGCGTTTTATTTCTTTTACTTGCTCTATATTTAGCTTTATTGGCTAATACTCTTGCTTTATGTTTTAATCTTGTTTGCCTAGATAATTCTGCTACTCGTTCAGGGTTAGCTTTTTTCCATCGTATAGATTTAGCAGCTATTACGTTTTGGTGCTTTTTAACATATCTTTTATTTTGTTCTTTCCATTTATCTGGATTAGCTGCACGCCATTCTTTTATGCGTTCATAAGCTTTAATTCTATTTTTTTGAGCGTATGCTTTTTGATATGCCGCTCTAGCAATAGGATCTTTTAATGGCATACTTTATCTAATATAACTCATGTCCCTTGGTACAAATCTAACGCTTGCTTTCTCTCTATCCTCGTCAGCTGCTAATTGGAACGCTGCTTCATAGTCTGCTCTTAACATCTGAATACGATCAGGAGATACATTAGGTAACTTCATACTTAAATACGCAGCTAACCCTGCAACCATGCAAGGAATAAATCTAAACGGAATATCTTCTACTGAGATACCATTACCTGCGTCTTGAATTCGTCTTAATCTGTAATACACAAACTGATAAAAATTACTTTGATCTGGTGCTGG